GGCTGCTGTCATCAATGCGCGTATTGGTGCGTCTAAGATGGGTTTCTTTACGTCTCCCGCAGGCGATGGCTTCAACGCTGACGACATGGATGGACACACGCCTATCATGGATGTCGAGCCAGGAACGATGCATCAGTTGCCTCAAGGTGTTTCGTTTGAGTCGTGGGACCCACAGTTCCCTAACAATGAGTTCGATTCATTCCACAAGTCAGTGCTAAAAGGCATTGCTAGTGGTTTAGGCATCTCTTATACGGCTCTGAGTAACGATCTGGAGGCGACAAGCTATAGCTCTATACGTCAGGGCGCCCTAGAGGAAAGAGACTACTACAGAGACATACAACAGCTTCTCAATGATCATTTCATCTACAAGGTTTATGAGAGTTGGTTAGAAGCCTCGCTTGAAATGCGTTCATTCAACATTGGTGAGAATCAGTACTCACGTTTCTTATCTGCTTCTAACTTCAAGGGTCGTGCGTGGAGCTGGGTAGACCCAGTTAAAGAGATGAACGCCGCCATCATGGGCATGAAGAATGGAGTTCTATCTATTCAAGATGTTGCTGCTCAGTACGGTAAGGATGTTGAGGACCTATTTGCTCAGATTCAACGTGATAAACTATTAGCTGAACAGTTTGATGTGAAGTTCGCTTTAGAGCCTTACGGAACTGATAAAGCGCAGGTAGATGCCGACATTGTCGGAGAGAGTGATGGCGAAGTATAAGGGTAAAGACATAAACACTACCCCTACTGATGGAATGGTCAGGGAGGCTCGCCGTGGATTGGAATGGCGTAAAGAACATGGTCGCGGTGGTACGGCAGTTGGCGTTGCTCGCGCAAGGGACATTAGTAATCGTACTGAGCTGTCTATTGATACTGTTCGCCGCATGCATTCTTTTTTCGCTCGTCATGCTGTTGACGCTAAAGCAAAAGGTTTTCGCCCTGGTGAAAAAGGCTATCCATCTGCTGGGCGCATTGCCCATGCTCTTTGGGGCGGCACTCCAGGTCGATCCTTCGCGGCGCGAGTGGTAAAGCAAGCTGACGCCGCTGATGAGCGGGCTATGACGGGTAGCGTGAAGAAGGCTCTCGCCAAAAAGGCAACTGATCACAATGAGAAGGTCGGCGATTCCGCGTCTAAGCGCACTAACGCTCGAACCCTTGGCGCAGTATTCAATCGTGGCGTAGGCGCTTACAAGACTAATCCAGGCTCTGTGCGTCCCTCTGTGACCTCGCCAGAGCAGTGGGCATACGCACGAGTAAACAGTTTCCTGTACGCTTTACGTAACGGAAAATTTAGAGGCGGCAAGCATGATACTGATCTGTTGCCGTCAGGGCATCCAATGTCGTCCAAAGGGCGCGATGAAAGCTTATATGAGGAGCGTGTTATGGATGAAGTAGACGTTTCGGAATTCCTAGAGGACGAGCTCCTTGAGGATGAGACCACTGAAGTGGAAGAGATAGCCGAAGAAGAGCGATCAGAGCTTGTTGAAGAGCAGGTTACTGAAGAGCGTCATGTTAAGAATGTTGTAGAGACTGATGATGAACTCATCGTGACTTTCGGCAAGGATATGACAGCAGACCAAGAAGATGAGCGAGCAGATGGCGATGAAGTAAAGCATCGCTCAATGGCTTTAGAGCGTGGCTATATCGATGAAGATAGTCGTCGCGTGAAGATGGCCATCTCATCTGAAGAACCTGTTCAGCGCTCTTTCGGCATGGAAGTACTAGAACACTCTGAGCGAGCGATTGATTTGTCGTTCCTCAGAAGCGGTCGCGCCCCGCTGCTACTGGACCACGATCCAGAGAAGCAAATTGGCGTTATTGAATCGGTTGACCTTGATGGCTCGGCACGTCGACTACGTGCGACTGTTCGCTTTGGAAGAAGTGGACTTGCTAAAGAGGCTTTCGATGACGTTACTGATGGCATTCGTGCCAATATCAGTGTCGGTTACGCCATCAATAAGATGGAGCGGGATAAAGAGAAAGACGATAGATATATCGCTCGTTCTTGGAGGCCCGTAGAAGCTAGTTTGGTGTCCATTCCTGCTGACGTGACTGTCGGTGTTGGGCGGTCTAACGAACCTTCACCCCAACCTTCAATCAAAACCAACTTTAAGGAGACTAATATGTCTGAAGTTGATCACACGGCGGTTGAGGCAGAAGCCAAGAAAACCGCACAACGCGAAGCCGCTCAAATCATGGCTTTGACCTCTAAGCACAATCTCTCAGAATTAGGACATCAGGCATTGACTGAAGGTCGTTCTTTTGCAGAAGTACAGGGTCTAGTTCTTGATAAAATCGGCACCAAGCCACTCGACACTGGAGAAATTGGCCTGTCGAAGCAAGAGAAGCGCAACTTCTCATTGATCAAAGTTGCAGAAGCACTCGCTAACCCAACTAGCAAGCGCGCACGAGAAGCAGCAGCCTTCGAATTTGAAGTGTCTGAGGCGGCTTGTAAGCAATACGGTCGTGAAGCAGAGGGCATGCTTGTACCTTTCGAGGTTCTCGCAAAGCGTGATCTCAACTCTGCTGATGAAGATGAGCTTTTCTCTGATGACTACCGCGGCGGTGAATTCATCGACGTACTGCGTAACTCATCGTCTGTAATGCAGGCGGGTGCGCGTATTCTGACAGGCTTGTCAGGTGACGTAGTTATCCCTAAGAAAGCGACAGCGGCATCTGCTGGCTGGATTTCTACCGAGGGTGGCAACGTGAGCGAGTCAGAAATGACAACAAGCTCAGTGACCATGGTCCCAAGGCATTTGGGTGCTCATACAGACATCACACGTCAATTGCGACAGCAGTCATCACTCAGTGTAGAAGCACTGGTCCGTGATGATCTGACTTCAGCAATTGCGTTGCAGATGGACTTGGGTGCGCTTCAAGGCTCTGGCTCTTCTGGTCAGCCAACAGGTATCAAGAACGTATCTGGAATCAACACTGTTGACTTCGGTACTTCTCCAGTACTTGTTCCTTCGTTCGCGAAGGTTGTTGACATGGAAACTGCGGTTGCAGAAGACAACGCTCTCTTGGGTAACCTTGCTTACATCTTGCCTGCGGCAATGTATGGCGGCTTGAAGACCACTGAGAAAGCGTCTAACACTGCGCAATTCATAGTTGAGCCTGGCGGCACCATCAACGGCTACCGTGCGATCGTATCTAACCAGTGTACTGCTGGTGATATGTTTTTCGGTAACTTTGATGACCTGCTAATTGGTATGTGGTCAGGCGTTGACCTAACCGTAGATCAGTCTGCACTTGCACTAAGCGGCGGTATTCGACTGATTGCCATCCAGACTATGGATGTTGCAGTACGTCACGCTGTTAGCTTCTGTCTCGGAAACGACGACCAGTAAGTTAGTTAGCCCGCCCTTCGGGGCGGGTTTTCTCTAAGGAGGAAGTATGAAATACGAAGTAATCAAGCAATGTTTTATTAAGGGTGAGCGTCAAAATGTCGGCGATGTAATTGATATTGACGAGAACCTAGGCAATGAGCTGTGTGGCTATGGACGTTTGGTCCCTGCTGATGAAGGCGCCCAAATAACAGATCGCTCTGTTGGCCTACCTAAGTCAAAGCCAAAAGCAAAGCCTCGTACTCGGAAGCCAAAGGCTGCACCGAAAGCTGAAGTAGAGTCTGATGGTTGAGACTAATGACTTTCGCACCATTCTTCTTGCGGATTTTGGTGTTGATGTGAATCTTACTATTGCCGCCGTTGGATCGAAGACAATTAAGGCGATCTTCGACTCGTCGCATGAACTTGCTGACGTAGGCGGCACTGTAAGTTATTCCGTGGTTCAGCCAAGGTTTACATGTAAGACCAGTGACGTGACGGGGCTTGCTGAGGATGACACAGCAGTTATAGACAGCGTCACATACAAGGTGAAAGTAATCATGCCTGATGGCACTGGCATCACCGAAGTACTCTTAGAGAAGCAATAATGGCACATATTAGAACTGCCATAAGGGATGACATAGAGACGGCTCTTACGGGTTTAACAACCACAGGGGCTAATGTATTCCCAACAAGAATTTATCCGTTAGCGGACGCTAAATTGCCAGGGTTGGCGATTTACACGATGTCGGAAGAGACCGACTATCAATCTATAAGTCCACCTCGAACGCTGCACAGGAAGCTTGAGGTTGTCGTAGAGGCATACGTAAAGGCCGTAGCAGATTACGATGACACTTTAGATACGATTTGCGCGGAGGTGGAAGAAGCGCTCTACACTGATCTGACCCGTGGTGGTCATGCTTTCGACACTCGTGTTGTAGGCTTTTCCGCAGACATATCAGATCAAGGTGATCAGCCCATGATACTTGGGAAGCTCGCCGTAGAGGTTCAGTACGCTGCGACTGAAGGTAGCCCGACTACATAGTCTGGGGTAAAATTAATTTAAATATCTCTTAGGAGAAGGAAATGGCAACATTTTTAGGGAAAGACGGCGCAGTTTATCTGGGCAATGAGGCAGACCAAGTCATAGAAGTTCGAGATTTTAGCCTTGAGACTTCTAGTGAAGTGGTTAATACAACTGTTATGGGTGACGACTGGATGACTAATGCTGCAACGCAGAAGTCATGGTCTACTAGCATTAGCTGTTACTACGACTCAGGTGACACTGATGGGCAATTAGCTTTGGATGAAGGTGACGATATTCGCGTTAACTTGTATCCAGAAGGCAAGACTACAGGCAAAAAGTATTACTACGGCAATGTCATCGTAACTGGCATCAGTCGTAGCCAATCTTTTGATGGTCTTGTTGAGATATCCTTTAGTGGCACTGGTAATGGCACCTTAGCTGAAGGCTCTGCCGCGTAATGTCTAAGCTTATCGACGTTGCGGTTTCGCACTTCAGTAATAGAGAGATTAGAGAGTTATACGTACCTGAGTGGGGTGTAACTCTCTATTCCAAAAATCTATCACTGGATGATAAAGCTCGATGGATGCGTCGATCGGATGATGATACTACCAACTACTTGGTGTATGCGGTCATCTACGGCGTGACGGATGAGAAGGGTGAAGCTGTCTTCGACGTAGGGGACAAGGTCAAGCTTAGAAACCATGTGGATCCTGATGTTTTATCGCGTGTCGCTAACTTCGTATTGGAGTCTAGCGCCTCTAACGAAGAGGAACGCGAAAAAAACTAATAGATGGCCAAGGAGAGCTAACTGAGCTTTACATGATGTATCAGCTTGCAGAGCACCTTGGTCAACCACTCTCAACAATTCTGAGCATGACCGTCGATGAATTTAGTCATTGGTTCACGTATCTTAAGATCAAGAACCAAAAGATGAAGGAAAGCTCAGATGGCAAATGAAGTCGTAACAGTTGCGCGGTTATCCGCGAAAGATGACACGACACGCGCTTTCCGAAGCGTTCAAAACAATATGCAGGCTACGCGCAAGCAAAGCCAAGCGCTGAATCAGCAGTTTCGTTTTATGCGTGGTGGCTTGGGACAAGTAGGTCACCAGGTTCAGGATATTGCTGTGCAGCTTCAGATGGGAACCAATGCAATGATCGTATTCGGTCAGCAGGGTTCTCAGATTGCGTCTCTATTCGGCCCGCAGGGGGCCATGTTAGGTGCTGTCCTTGCCGTTGGTGCGGCTATCGGCGTTTCCTTCATGGGAGACGTTAAGAAGGGTGCTGACGCACTTAAAGAGCTCAGTGAGCGAATCAAGGAAACCGCCAGAGAAACCGATGCGCTAAATCAAGTTCAACGAGCATTCTTGATGAATCAAGTGCTTGAGCAGCAAATTAAGTTGCGTAAAGAACAAGATGACAATACTGCCTCAATAGAAGCGGCGACTAAGGCTCAGACCAGAGCCAAGCGCATGATTGACATATTCAATGGCGCGCAGGCAACTGGCATTGAGTTGATTAAGTCTAGAAGCACTAGCCTCGCTGATGAGCAAAGAGTCTATGAAGCGCAAACAGAAAGTCTTACTGATCTTAATGCAAAGCAAGATGACTATGCGCGCAGGATTAAAGAGCTAAAAGGTGAGTTCCTTGCACTGCAAGTAGGCGATAACCCATACAGTGAGTTCCCTGATTTAGCGAGAGAGTCTGCTGAAGAGGCGAAAGCCTTTGCCGATCAGTTAGAGCGTCAAAACGAGCTATTCAATCAGAATGCAATAAACAAACAAATTGCTGCTTTGTATGACCAGCTAGAGGGAATGGAGCACCTTAACTCTGCTGAGAAAGAGGCCGTTAGGGCTCAGATAGAGCGTCGGCGCAGTCTGCTTGAGATGAATGCCGCGATAGAACGTGAGAACGACCTGCTTAAGAAGAGAGAAGACGCTCTCAACGATGAGTTTGGTTTATTCCTGCAAGAGCAAGAGCTGTTGGATGCCTCAACTGCTGCACTGGAGCGAAGGCTTGCAGTG